CAATGATTTCTTGTTTCATAAAATTTTTTGCAGAATTTTTTTGGTTCTGTTTTCCCCTCATTTGGTTTTTACACCACATCTACGTCTAAATCAAACAGTAAAGGTCAAACCATTGGGACCCCTTTTTGTAAACGGGTGGGTGGGCCCGTAGTTAACAAGCATATTTAGGGTTGTATTGAGACCCCTACACTATATGTAGGGGTCTACAACTTATTAGCTATGCCATTCAGATGGTATTTTATTTGGTATGTAGATTGCGTCGCCTACGATTACATCAGCGGCGCCGTATTTATCTGCGTACATCTTAGACGCAACTTCATTGACAGGTTTATCTTTTAACTTGCCCTCCTCATCAATGATTAATATGCCGTCATTAACTTGCACGACTTCAACCCAACCACCCACGAACTTTTGAGCGTCTGATAGTGACGGGTCATCTTTTTTTGATTGTATTTCTTTTACAGTTGTCATAGTTTTTCTCCTGTCCAATCATCATAAGCCTCGGGGTTTTCTTCTTTGTCCGTTGCTTTCATTTCCTGCCAATTTGCATTGCATTCTGCAACCCATTCATTATGGATATCGTCGCCACAATCAATGCACCATTTTTCTGCATTGTCATTAGAGTAGCTTGACCATTGGTCATTTGCCGTTTCTTCGCCACAGCTGTCACATTTAGTTTTAGTTGTCATATGTATTTATCCTTTCTATATAGGAATTTATATTATTCTGCTGTATTGTCAACCCTTTCTTTTATTTCTGTCGTTGTATAATTATAATTACCGTAACGACTCTCGTGCGTTACTTTCTTAGGATCTTCGATCGGTGTTTCGAGTGGCTCGGTTCGTGGTGCGATTGCAACAATACGTTCTATGTTTGCATTAGCAAAATCATTGTAACAACTATTGCTACAAAAATATTTGTAAAAGGTTTTCTCGTTCCACGCGTCTTGCTTAACCTTACGAGTTCTTAAAACCTTAGAACCTTTAGAACCTCGCACACGATCTTGTGTGCGAGATTTGTGGCAATAAGTTCCGTGGCACCAATAATGTGTACTCATTAATTTCCACCTACTGCAATTAATGTGTACTTACCTTTGGCAGTTCTATAACCCTCGTTTGCTATATCATAATAAGTCAATAGCTTGTCGCCACCTTTGCTAACCCATTCTCTTGAAAGATTAGTCCACTTACCTTTTCTAAAAATTATGCTTTTGTGTTTCTTTGCATAATAAGAAATTGTAAATTTATCATTTATTTCTAGTTTCATATATATCCTTTCTATTTGTTATATGTGGGATAGTATAATATCCCACATATTAGTCAAGCCTTAATTCAAGGCTTGTTTTTCGTATTGTAGTCTTGCCTTAATTTTATCTTCTCTAGTCTGATTTTTATTTTTCATACCTTTAATCATAGACGCAAGATTACTAGGATTGTAAATTGTCAAGCCAGTCGAGTTAGTTCTAACTAATTCTGCCTCGTCTAATTTTATTCCTAGTTCACTAGCAAGTTCGATACCCTCGCTTAAATATCTGTATGCTTTCAAGCCAATCTTTAATTGGTCTGTCTGCTTTGTGATACTATCAATCCACGTTTGGTGTTTTGATACCACGTTAGCTTTCGCCATTCGCCATTGTAAAAAGATTTCATATTCTTTTTTAGAACAAGCTATTGCTCTACTTCTACAATGAGAAGTTCCAATCACATCAAGATGAAAGTCTGCATTAAAAGTTTTAGTCATACCAATATTGCCGTCATCATCAGAATAACCACTATTACTCTTACCTAAAAACTTATTGTTTGCGTCAATATGTTTTGTTTTATGTGGGTTATCGTCTTTGCCATTTTGTTGTGCAATTATATCTGGGTTAAGACCTTTCTCTTTAAGTTCTTCCCTATAATATGCGTGGGCAAAATGCACACTATCCTCGCCACTACTATAACTTTCATTACCATTTAGATTACCAAATAGTCCAAAGTCAAAGTGAGATTGCGTGTCTGTTTTATCCCCGTCCTCATCAACATCTTCCGAGTGAGAAAAGTAAAAGCATTTATCTTTTGCTACTACATCACACGGATCGCCATACTTCTTTTTAAATACTCGTAAAGTATTTACATCTTCCGTAGGGTAAGACCTTTCAACAACTTGCTTTGCAAGTTCAAAAGCACTTTTCTGACTTTCATTAAAGTCCTCTCTTGATTGTAGAAATGCTTGTTGCTCTTGCGTTTCTTCTTTTTCGAATACATCTTTTATTCTATTGAATAACTTGTTTCTGTATTCGGTGTTCATTCTTATTTTTGCTGACATTGTTTTTTTCCTTTCTATTTATTAATACGTGGGAATTTATACTAATAGTTTTAATTGTCAAGTCATAAATTAATTTCTATTTCAGGTTGTAAATTTTTTTATAGGGAGGGTGGGCCCGTAGGTCACAAGCTTATAAAAAAATAAAAGGTCCTTGACATAGTTCCCATAAACCCCTATATAGAGTTAGGTATTACAGCTTTGGCAAAGTAGGGCTAGTCCCACGCAAGCTGTAGTCCTTTCGGGTCAATGGCGGAATAAACTAATATTACTAACTTAGCTTCGTCCCGCCCTTGAGCCCAGATCCAAGGAAAATAAAATATGGGGGAAACCCGAATAATCCCCAGGCTATATGAAAGCCGAGTCCACGGGTGGATCTGGGGTCAAGTTAGGTTGGTTGACTGAAATCGCGTCCCCTAACTTGGCCACTTTAGAATAATTCTAAATTTTTTCAGTGGGGCGCGGGCGGGTGGGCCCGTAGGTCACAAGCTTACAAGCTCAAATTAATAGTTGACAAGATAGCTGGGATATTGTAGGATGTATTTATATCCCGTTTGGTGGTATCCGGATAAAAAAACTCAAACCACCATAAAACAGAAAGGAAAAAGATGGATACTAAAACATTAAAAAGAATTGCTAAAGCGTTAGAAGAACTAATCGCTTTGGTGAAAGAGGACCTGAAACCTAAACGTGCCAAAAAGAATTAAACACAACGACTTGCTGCCGTGGTTCACGATGGACCACGACCAGCTGCCGGCTTCATACCTGAAACACACAAAGAAATTTTTTAAAGAGCTCAAACTCAAAGGGGGGCGGGTGGGCCCGCAGGTCACAAGCTCGCAAGCAAAAAAAGTTGACAAGCTGACAAGCTTATAGTATGGGATATTATAACAAAGAAAGGATATTATGAAAATAAAAGAAGCAAAAACAATTACCGGATCGATGACAAGAACTTCAAAAATGCCGGGCCTAAGTTACAGCCTGCCAGCGTGGGAATGCAAAACAGGCGCGAAGCTTGTCAAGATCCCTGGCAGCGTATGCGCTGGATGTTACGCAATGAAGGGGAACTATACCAGATACCCTGCTATTAAAGCAGCGCAATATGTGAGACTGAAGGCCATCACTGACCCGCGATGGGTGGGGGCGATGGTTGCACAAATTAAAAGACAGAAATTTTTTAGATGGCACGACGCCGGCGACATACAGAGCGCGGACCATTTACAGAAGATCTTCGAAGTGTGCAAGCTCACGCCAGCAACGAAGCATTGGATGCCGACGCGCGAGGCGCAATTCTTAAAAGATGTAAACCCTGAAGAGGTTCCAAAAAATTTAATCATTAGAATGTCTTCACATATGATTGATCAAGGCCCGGTGAGCTTCTGGCCCTGGACATCTACAGTAGGATCTAAAACAAGAACCTGCCCGGCCCCGGATCAGGGCGGCAAGTGTGGCAGCTGTAGAACCTGCTGGAATAGAGAAATCCCAAACATAGAATATGGCAAACATTAAAATGCCAGCTCATACAAAATACGATCACATCATAACCCGAATCCACAACGAGTGGTGCAGGGAAAACGGTTACCCGGAGCGCAAGCCCTCAAGCAGAGTGCATATGGCCGGAAGGCCACGAGCCAACAAGCAAGAGGCAACGGGCGGGTGGGCCCGAAGGCCACAAGCTAACAAGCTAACAAGCTAGCCGTTAAGCGGTTCGCGGATCAACAAGCGTTGGATATGGTCCCAAGCCTGGGCAACAGGCGGCGTATCGCGGTGATCTAACAGGAGACCGTGGATCGATTTACTCTCATAAAGTTTTACCTTCCCTTCAAGAGGCTCTTGAAGGAGGATAAAGTTCCGATTGGTTCTGGTCATATGGAATAGTTTTTGATGTGGGCTAAATGATACTTTTGGAGATCTAGCAATTTTAAGCTCAACCATAAAAAATCCACAGCTATCGTGATAACCAAGCAAATCAGGCACACCAAAAGATGCCCAAGATTCCAGTCTAGTCCACTGAATTTTAGGTGTGTTTTTCTTAAGTTTTTTCCAAAGTTTTGTTTCTGCTTTCACCGGAATTCCTCCTTGCTAACTACTACATATTGGGGTAAATTACAAGGATGACACAACCTAAGAGATTAACAGATAAACAGATCAAATTTGCAGAATTACTGGTTTATAATGAGGGTAAGATGTCTCCAGCAGAGGCAGCCTATGAAGCCGGTTACAAGACTAGAGCAAGAAGAGCTGCAGCAGAGATGCGTAACCCTAAATATTTCCCATTGGTGGTTAAATATATTGGCGAGTTAAGGGCAGAAATAAGGGAGAAGTATGGCATTACATTTGAGAAGCACGTATCGGAGCTGGCCCAGATAAGAAACAAAGCTCTGGAGAATAAAGCTTGGTCAGCAGCTGTAAATGCAGAAGTTGCTAGAGGTAAAGCAGGTGGTTTATATGTAGATCAAAAGCTTGTGATGACCGGCAATATAGATAATTTATCTGCCGATGAGATCAAAGATAAGCTTAAAAAGATTATAGACGATAATAAGGAAATAATTAATATTACGCCTGAAGATATCGAATTAGATAAGCTAGAATTGCAATCAGAATCCAACCCTGATTCCCATTAACAATAAGATTAATTTTACTTAATATTTTTCTTGGTGACTTTTTTACTAGTGACCATTTGTTTGTAACTGTCTCGTACATTGCCATTTTTTTCTCCTTGTGGATTTGGCCCTCGTAATGGTGGTAGTTGACTCCACTTTACGTTAGGCATATTTTTAGTT